GTTTTTTGAAAAACCTGTCACAATTTGTCGCTCTCAGGAGATATATATAGTGAAGGCCGGTAAAGAGGGAACTCCTCTCCGGAACACACATTTTTATCATGCGTTTAGCTGACCTTGTCTTTGAAATATTTCTCCCAAGAATCTTTGAACATTCGCTTCTCATCATTTTCCCAGCATCGTAGCGTTCCCGGATCAAGATGTATCAACCGGGCAAATGGCTTTTTCTTTAAGCCAAGGCTCTCACGATATTCTCGTATCATTTTCCCTTGCCCTTTATATAAGAAGCGATTGTAATCGTCCAGTAAATCATCCACCGGAACTTGATAGAGCGCTGCCAGCTTGTCCACGATTTCTTTCGGATAGTAATCTACATATCCAACCTCATAGTCTATGTAATGTCCTCTGGTTATTCCAATCAGGTCTGCGACCTCTTTCTGCATCAGACCCATGTGATGACGGCACCAGCGGAGCCTGTCCTGCACATTCGGTATATCTTCATAATTCTGATACTGTTGATTAAACAACTGAGCTTCCAGAAGTCTGCGAGGGGCTATCAGTCGGAAACTATGGATATACATAGGTGCATACCTCACATAGCCCTCCGAAGTGGAGCAAAGTATGTAGATATTCTCGGAAACCTGTGCCAGAATACGCCATTTTGGTGCTTTTCTGCTCTGGGGGGATTGATTCGGAACCATAAACGCATCTGCGAGAGGATAGCATTGCCTATGTTGATTATAGCAAAAGAACACATACCTTTGCAAAAACATTCTTACAACAGCAAAATCCCTCTGCCGTCATACACGCTCTCGCTGGTTTCGTTCCCGCAGCGGATCGCCCGGTCAAGAGCCATGACCGTGGCCACCACCCCGTCAATCTTCTCCGTAGATTTTTCCTTATCCGGCTTGATGTTCCCGGCCGGGTCAGTCTTTATAAAAATGTTGTCCATCATCCAGCGCAGGACTGGCTGCCCGCCATGGGCGATTTTCTGTTCCAGTGTCAGCTTCATCAGTTCCTTGGTCGGCGGGCTCATGTCCTTAAAGCCCTGCCCGAAAGGAACCACCGTGAAACCCATGCCTTCCAGGTTCTGTACCATCTGCACAGCGCCCCAGCGGTCAAATGCGATTTCCCGGATATGGTACCTCTCCCCCAGGCTTTCGATAAAATTCTCAATGTATCCGTAATGCACCACGTTGCCTTCCGTGGTTTTCAGGTATCCCTGCCGTTCCCACAAATCATACGGCACATGGTCTCGCCGCACCCGCAGTTCCAGGTTCTCTTCCGGAATCCAGAAGAAGGAAAGAATCTGGAATTTGTCATCCTCGTCCAACGGCGGGAACACCAGCACGAAAGCCGTAATGTCCGTTGTGCTGGAAAGATCCAGCCCGCCGTAGCAGACCCGGCCTTCCAAATCATCCGCACTGACAGGAAACGCACAGGCATCCCACTTCTCCATGGGCATCCAACGGACGCTCTGCTTCACCCACTGGTTCAGCCGGAGCTGCCGGAAGGAGTTTTCCTCACCCGGATTCTGCCGTGCAGAGTTGCAGGCGTCCTTTACCTTTTCGATGGGCACGGTTATGCCCAGGGACGGGTTTGCCTTTTTCCATACTTTTGGGTCAGTCCAGTCTTCTGACTCATCCGCGCCGTAAATCACAGGATAGAAGGTCGTATCAATCTTCCGGCCTTCCAGGATGTCCTTTGCCTTCTGGTGGGTTTCATAACAGATGCTGTGAGTATCTGTACCCGCCGTGGTTATCAAAAAGTACAAAGGCTGCATCCGGGCATCCCCGGAGCCTTTGGTCATGACGTCAAACAGTTTCCGGTTCGGCTGGGTATGCAGCTCATCGAAGATGACCCCGCTGACGTTGAACCCGTGCTTGGAATATGCATCTGCCGAAAGCACCTGGTAAAAACTATTGGTGGGAAGATAGATCAGCCGCTTCTGTGAGGCCAGTATCTTCACCCGCTTGTTCAGCGCAGGACACATCCGCACCATGTCGGCAGCCACCTCGAATACGATGGAGGCCTGCTGCCGGTCTGCCGCGCAGCCGTACACCTCTGCCCGTTCCTCCCCGTCGCCACAGCACAAGAGCAACGCCACCGCTGCGGCCAGTTCACTCTTGCCCTGTTTCTTGGGTATCTCGATATAGGCAGTAGTGAACTGGCGGTAGCCGTCAGGCTTCAAAATCCCGAACACGTCCCGGATGATCCTCTCCTGCCAGTCGATGAGTTCGAAAGGCTTACCGGCCCATGTTCCTTTGGTATGTTTCAGGCATTGGATGAACTGCACAGCGTAGTCAGCCTTTGCCTTGTCGTATTTGGAACCCTTCGCCATGAACTTCGTCGGCTTGTATCCCCGCAGTTTCCGCAATGCCCTCACCTCTTCACGCAGTAAAAAAGGCTTGCTTTTTAGCAAGCCTCAAAATCATTATTCCTGTTATCTATCTTTTTCTTTGGTGGTGGAAACTCTCTTTTAAACATATAATCCATAATCTTATACAATTGATTGAGAGCTCTGTGTAACAATTCTGCTTCGTCCAAATCTACCCCGGCCTTTCCACGATGAACCACATTACATCTGATTTGATAATAATATTGGATGACCGATAAATAAAATCTGAGATTCTCATTTGAATCATTAACTCTAACCGTATATGGAGAACTACTGTTAACAACGATCATGCGTTTTCTGTCCTCTTTAGGTACATAGAGTTTCACCGCCTCTTGGAAAAAAGAATCTTTAGCAAACTCTTCTCTTTGCTCAGGTAATTTATTTCTGGTATCTATTAAGTATTTCATGGAATTATGTCTGTCAATAATGGTCCAAAGAAACGTAAAGGCCATCTGTTCCTTAAATAGAGTAATTACATCAGGGGTTAGTCTATGAAGCTCTCTTAACTCATCGCTTTTAGCGGCATTCAGCAACTCTGTATCTTCTATTTGTGCCTTTTCAATAAAGTGCTTTAAATAACACATGCCTTCGTTAAATAGCACATCTTTATACCCATGCCATTCGGGTGAATCATATGGGGAGTGATACTCCTCCATCGTTCGTCTTTTAATTGTTAGTTCAATTCCACCTCTAACAGAATGCGTTCGTTGCTCCTCTTTGGTTATTATTTCCAAAACGTTTTGTACGGCAACCAGTGCATTAACTTTAATTCCATCTTCCGTTTCTATAACCTTCCAGTGATACAAAGAATCTGGTTCGATAGAATCAATTGCAGTATATCCAGTTTCTTCCTTACCTTTTTTGAAATATAAAATATTGCCTTTAATAGATTCCTTATGCTCTTTGCAACTTCCCTCGTCAACCAAAATCGGAAGTCCATCTTTATCAAACAATGCCCCTTTAACTGATGCCTCCGGGTGTTTTTCAACGATATTCTTAATTTTATAATATGCAAGTTCACCCGGTTTAAAAAAGCCATAAGCAAAAAATGGTAATGCTTTATTCATATAATCACTTCCCCTACAACATAATCTTCTGTTTATATTTTACTATAAACTTATATGAAGAGTCACATTATATTTTTGAAGTTAACATAAGCCATCACGATAAAGCAACCAACCAAAAAAGGCTCCCGCTTTGGAAGCCTTCTTTTTTTGCTTTTTACAGTAAATCTACCAAAATCTCCAGTTCATGTTCCAGCCGTTCCAGTTCCTGCTGGATGCACTGTATCCGGAATCCGTTCCGGCACTCGCGGCCTTCCCGCCGGAGTCTGCGGATTTCATTCTTCCGTTGCAGGATAATGCGCTCGGCATTGTCCTCGCCTTCCATCACGGTGGCGTAGTCCTTTTCAAACCGGGTCTTGGCGGCTGTCCGTCTGGCTTTCTCATCCCCGTGCAGGATGAAGTTCACATACTCGTCGCGGTTCTCTTCAATGAAAATTACCATATCGTAAAGCCGCATCTTCAGCCCAATGCGCTGCACCGTGTAGGTGTCCAGCATGTTGGTCTTGCCCGTATCCCGGACTTGCAAAATCTGCTCCCGTACCTTATCTGTCATCACTGCACACCTCCCAGCCCATCAAAAGCTTCATGTACACGTTGGTGTACCGCTGTTTCTCGCTGCCGTCGCTCCCGAAAATCGCGTCAAGGAAATAATCCATCGCAGCTTTCCGGCTGTCCCAAACCTGCTCCTCGCCGTAGCAGATTGTCTTGACCGTCTTCAGCTTCTGCACCACATCTTCGCCGTACACTACGTTGAGGCCTGAGCCGTTGTCCCACCGCATCAGGAGGCTGCCCGTGTCGTCAACCCCCATGACCGTTCCTTTGGTGCCCGGAGGCGGGGCCTGCCGGTCATCCATGCTGACCAGCTCGACCCGCGTCCCCTTCGGGAATTCCTGCCGTATATGTTTTACCGTCTCTCTGCTCGGGAATCTCATCTTAAGCCTCCTGTTCTGCCGTTTCGGCCTGTTCTTCTGCGGTGGTGCGGAATGCGGATGAACCTTCCAGCCTTTCTAAAAGGCGCTTGCGGGTTTCCTTGTATTCCGGCCCGATGAATCCCAAACGAAGAAGGAAGCACCGGAATGCGTATTTCTCATTCGGTACTTCCTTCTCTTTAGCTGTGATCCGTTTTGCGTTTTTGGCCATCTTGCAGATGGTCGTGATAAAGTGCATGACCGCCATGCTTTCCCCGCTGCCGAGCATCCGCTTGAACCAAGGGAATGCCACCCGGTCTTCCGTGAGGACCACGATGGGGTCTTCGCAATCCAGCGCCTTTTTTATCAGGCCTGCCTTGCTGGCCAGAATCTTTTCGAGGTTGTCGATCTGGGTTTCCGTGAAGTCTGCCCTCGGCATCGTCAGGGTCCAGGAACCTTCCGTCATCTCTTCCTCAGCCTTGGGTTCGGTTTCTTCCACCGGGGTTTCCGTTTCCGGCATCTCGATTTCGAATCCCTGTTCCCTGAGGGCCGCCGCCAGGTTCTTCATCCCGGTTTCGTCTTCCGTGGTGATGCTGCCGTCGCGTTCCACCGTGTAGCTCCCCACCGTGTAGGTGAATGCCGGCGCCCCGTTGTACTTCGCGGCCTGCCCGGTAATCTCTGCGATGGCCTTTACTAAGTTCTTCCTGTCCTTGCCCTGTGCGTTTGTCTTTGCGTTCATTTTCAAATCCTCCGTTTTTTGTGTTTTTTACCTTTCGGTACTGTATATATCACTCTAAACGCACATAAAGTCAAGTTGTATTTTGTAATTATTTGATATATTTTTAAGATTTTTACAGCAATATAAAAGAGAAATTACTATCTCAGAATTACAGAAAAGTCAAGTCATTTTTTAAGAAATCCATATATATTTTTGACTGAAATCTGTATCTCAGATTATGGAATAAGTCAAGTTATATTTTTGGGTTCCTTAAAAAATAACAGAACAGAAAAAGGAGCCTTTCGGCTCCCTAGTTGATCCGGTTCCTTATTCGTTCATCGCCCACTGGATGGCGTGACCGCCGTCTGCAAAAACCTCCTGGCTCATGGCGACCAGGTTCAGCCGACACTCGATCTCGTCCAGCCCGGTCTCTTCCGGCGTGTCGACGAACTCGTAAACCGCTGCGATGAATCCCTTCCAGCCCCGGTCGGTGACCAAAACTTTGTCGCCCATCTTCAGGACCGCCCCTGTCATGGCGTTGAGGTCCATCCCCAAATCTTCCATCGTGGTGGTGTTCGGCAGGCGGTAGCGGGCTGCCTTGTTCTCTGTGTATCCGTTCATTTTGCTTGCCTCCTTGTGCGTATTCTTTGGTTAGTGTATATATCACTCTGAAGGCACATAAAGTCAAGTTATATTTTGCGATTTTTAATAGATTTTTTCTATGAGAAACAGAACCTTCCGGCCCTGTCCCTGAAGCGTTTTTTACTCTTTGACCGCTGCGAATAATGCATAGTTCGGTTTGTAAAACCAACCTAACACCGTGTAACCGTCCTTGTGGTAATGCGTCGGTTCGGTGTAACCATGTTCCTCCGCTTCCTTCCGGTTTTCAAAAACCTCTTCGATTGTTACGTTGCAAAATCTCGGTGTGTAAACCCGGTCGCCTTTTTTCATGTACCTGTCCTCCAATCCGTGATTTGCCTTTCGGCAGTGTATACATCACTCTGAAACAACATAAAGTCAAGTTATATTTTTGCCAATCCAACAATTATTTATGAGAGTCAATGATAATTAACTGAGCGGATCAAACTCGGCTTCGGCTGCGATTTCTTTTCACGTTTCATTGATAATGTCGCATTGTAAGATGTAGGATCTATATAGCCATGGCAATTCCGTAAATCCGTAACCTGGCCACTGCAATACTTTTTGCGGTTTGCCCGCTGTTTCTTCCTGTTTTTCATCAATACCTCCATTCCGAGTAATTAAAAACGCAGGGCAGCGCCGTTCCGTCACCCTGCAAATCGCTCTTACTGTTATTCTCCGGTTCCTGCCGCCTCCCGCTGACGGCGCAGGGAATTGTCGATGATGTCGTCGAACCACCTGTCTCCCATCTTGAGCTTGAAAACCGCAAGCCTGCCGATATCCAAATCGTCCAGCGGGAAGAAAAGGATCGTCAGGCGGGCCTTGAAGGCTTCGTTCCCGGTCAGGCCGAACTCCTTGTTGACCTGCGCCCCTTTGGCAGTGAACCAGGCTTTCGGCTTGCCTATCTGCTGTTCCGCCAGCATTTTCTCATAACCGTCCACCCATTCCTGCAGGTCTCCACCCGCCCCAAGGATCGTGTAGTAGGAACCTTTGTAGGCCTCCTGCAGGTTGGCTTTTTGGATTTTGCTGTCCTGCGCGTTCTTCTTCATCTTCAGCACCCCCTCAAGCCCTGTCCACATCAACCAGCCAGCTTGCTTCCGGATGGCTTTCGCCCGTCGCTTTTTCAAGAATCATCTTTTTCTCGATAATGTAATGTACCCCTTTGCCGACCTTTACAAACCGGAACTTTTCATAGCCGTCAATATTGGTACGGTAAACGGATGCCCTGCGGCTCTCCCCGTCGTAGCTCTTGCCGTCCCAGCCGTTGAAGGTGAAGGTGACCTTTTCCCTCGTCTTGGTGAAGTTGGTTTCAAAACTCTTGCGGGAAATCGAGGTGCCGAAGTTTCCCAGGTTAAAGTGCTTTCTCAATTCAAATGCGTGTCTCATAGTGCATACCTCCGTGTGTGTTATTTACCTTTCGGTACTGTATATATCACTCTAAACGCACATAAAGTCAAGCACTATTTAATATATTTTTAGCATTAATAATTATATTTTACAGAACTCAAAATTCTGTAAAAGTCAAGTACTTTCTTCAGATAAATTTGCATAATACGCAATCCCCGCCAGCACGAAGAACACGCACGGAAGCGCGACCCCGTTGCCCCACATCTTGTATTCCGCAGAATCTGTGTGAGGGTTCTTCAGCCATTTGACGATCTGGTTCCGAGTTCTCGCCTTTTTGGCTGTTCCCATCACCTTCCGGTGTGTCTCGAACACATCCATCCAGAATCGGATTTCCTCATCGGTCGGCTCCGGCGTTTCCAGATTGGAACACCACCAGTCGGGGAAGCCCTGAAGCCTGGCGCACTCCGTCGGGGTCAGCCTCCGTACCGCATAGTTCACATTAACCAGCGGCGGGTCCTTATAATCGGTAGCTACCAGCGACCCGGCCTTTTCCTCTGCCGCTCGGGTAAAGTAGGAATTCTTGCTGGCGCAGTATGTCACATCCGGGCAGGCCACCGCATGACGGTCAACCGTGTTCAGCGTGAAAGAAACATCTTCCCCGATACCGCCGCCCTGAGGACCGTTTTCTTCCTTCCGTCCGATTATCGAACCTTGGATGGAAACTACGGCGATACCGCCGTGATTGCTGCCGGGCATGTTCCCTCCACGATCAACACATCGGCTGGTCTCACTTTCGTAGGCATGGTTACGCATGTTCTGCGTTCCGTCCGAGGACTGCCGAACATCAAAGGTCTTCACGGTCTCCACCACAGCAATGCCTCCCTGGTTGCAGGAAGGGTTCCCACCATTGGCATCCAGCGTTCGGGAAGTATCCGCACCATAAAAACCGGATTTTGGATTGTCCGATTTCATGGAGTTGCTGTCCTTGGAACAGATTCCGAACGTATCATGATGCAATACCAACGGTGGATGATGCGCTTCTGCTCGGAGTGTCGCCGTGGTCTCATGGGTCACATCCATACGATTGCCGCCCTGGTCGTTCAGGCAGATACCGCCGCCTGCTTCTCCAACGCCGCTTTCAGTATGGCAGGCAGTTCTTTGCCACGAGCGGAAGCCCTCTGCAGAATACCCAGACAAGCCTTCCGACTCAAATAATATTTTTCCGGCACAGTGGCCAGTAAGATGTCCGACAAGATAGATGCGTTTTCTGCGCTGGGGCACGCCCCAAGCGTCTGCATCGAGGACGCGCCAGGCAACGGAGAACCCGTCACCCAGGATGCACCCTGCCGGTTCCCATTTCGCAGATCCAGGTACTGAAACCGAATCGTCGCAGATGCCGCAGATTTCCTCGAGGACTTTCTGGAAGTCGTCCCCTCCGTGGCTGGAAAAGGCTCCGGGTACATTTTCCCAAACAATGAACCTTGGATATATTCCATTGGTCTTCTCCCTCATTTCCTTAATGATACGAACAGCCTGGTGGAACAGGCCGGATTGGCTTCCTTCCAGTCCTGCCCGTTTTCCGGCGATAGAAAGGTCGGTGCAAGGGCTGCCGAAGGTAATGATGTCCACCGGTTCCAGTTCACCGCCATCCAATGTATTTACATCTCCGTAATGCTTGACGAACGGCAGCCGTTTGGTTGTAACCCGTATCGGGAAAGGTTCAATTTCACTTTGCCACACGGGTTTGATTCCCGCCAGGATTCCACCCAGGCAAAAGCCTCCACTCCCGTCAAACAGACTCCCCAGCGTCAGTGTTCCCATCTTTAACCTCCACTTCATCAAACCGGTAGGTCACGCCATCCCGGACGACTTCTACGTTTTCAGAACTGCCCACCTGTTCGATGTACCGTTTCACTATCACATCGCAAAACTTCTCGTCCAGTTCGATGGTGTAGCAAATCCGGTCGGTCTGCTCACAGGCAATAAGCGTCGAGCCGCTGCCACCGAACGGATCCAGAACTACACAGTTTGACATGCTCGAATTCATAATCGGATACGCCAAAAGCGGCACCGGCTTCATAGTCGGATGATCTGCGTTCTTCTTCGGCTTGTCAAATTCCCAGATTGTAGATTCCTTCCGTCCCGTGTACCATTCATGTTTGCCGATTTTCTTCCACCCGAACAGGATGGGTTCATGCTGCCACTGATACGGAGACCGGCCCAAAACAAGGCTTTGCTTCTTCCAGATGCATGTTCCGGACAAATAAAAACCCGCATCGCTAAAAGCTTTGCGGAAGTTGAGTCCTTCTGTATCTGCATGGAACACATAGATGCTGGCGTTGTCCGTCATCACCTGTTCCATGTTGGTAAAAGCCGCCAACAAGAACTGATAAAAATCATCGTTGGCCATATTGTCATTTTTGATTTTCCCGGCGCTTCCTTCGTAATTGACGTTGTACGGCGGGTCGGTCACCACCAGGTTCGCCCGGGTTCCTCCCATCAGCAAATCGTAAGTCTTCTCATCCGTGCTGTCCCCGCAGTACAGACGGTGCCGGCCTAATTTCCAAAGGTCGCCACGCCGGGTCATGCAGGGTTTCTTCAGTTCTGCGTCAACATCAAAATCATCATCCTTGACACCATTTTTTATGTCATCTTTAAACAGGTCATCCAGTTCTGCCGCCTCAAAGCCGGTGAGGCTCACATCGAAATCGGCAGCCTGCAAATCGTAAATCAACGCCTGTAGCTTTCCCCGGTCCCAGTCACCGGAGATTTTGTTCAGCGCAACATTGAGCGCCTTTTCTTTTTCGGGGTCAAAGTCGACCACTACACAGTCCAGTTCTGTGATGCCCAAGTCGCGCAACACTTTCCAGCGCTGGTGGCCTCCAACGATGTTCCCGGTCTGCTTGTTCCAGATTACCGGCTCCACGTATCCGAATTCCTGGATACTGCGTTTCAGCTTTTCATACTCCGGGTCACCCGGCTGCAAATCCTTCCTGGGGTTATAGTCCGCCGGAATAAGCTCGTCCAGCTTTTTTGTGATGATTTCCATCCTGCCTCCTTCTCGGCAGGAGTGGTCACCCGCCGACTAATATGTAATCGTTTTAATTTGCAATCCGTACTTTTCCGCAAGCCGTATCATCGACGCCGTTCCCCTGCTTTTCCCGTCCCAGAATGCAACGAGCATCCCGTCACCTTCCGCAGCGTATTCCGCCATCTTCCGGTTGCGGATAGGCCCTGCGGCTTTCCCGTATGCCAACCAGTCAGCCGGGAACCGCTTTACAGGAATCCCATGCGCCGTTGCGTACTGTTCGCCCAGGGCATCCGCCCCACGGCAGCACCCCGATACGATTTGCACTTCGGAAAATGTGTATCTTTCCAGAACCGCGTCCAGGGTTTGCGACAGGAGAATGTAATTGTTAAAATCCCGTCCTCCCGCCACGATAATCCTGGCCTGTTTACCAAATAATGTAGTAGTCATGTGTATGCCCTCCTTTTCCGGGTCAGACACATATTCCCGTACTATCCGGTAAATAGCAAGTCAGTTTTCAAGTATACTTTCTGTGTCACTGGTTCCGTATGGCTACCACAACAAGCACCGTGTGGCCTTTCTCGAGCAAAAGCTGCCGCGTCTCCCGGATGGTGATGCCCGTCGTGATGATGTCATCGAACAGGATGACGTTCGGTTCCACGGGGTCATGGTTCAGGATGAATTCCGGCTCGATGCGGCTCCGGTTCTTTGTCAGCACCACATCCTCATAGAACGGGATGCCCAGTTCCTCTTCCGCCAACTTGCAAATCTCGGTAGCGAAATGGAAACCCGTCTGGTGCCGCCTCCGGGGCGTGGTACAGATGCACCAGCGGTTCCGGGCAAGGTTGTCACCCAGGCTGCGTTCCAGGTAGTCCGCCAAGTTGAAGGCGAACGGGCGCACCGCATTCGGGTCAGCCTTGATTTCTTCCAGCGGTCTCCCCTTCTTCCCCGTCGCGAAAAACGTGGTATAAAAAAAGCCGGCCTTTTCCCGCGTAACTATATGCTGTTTCATGTCGCACAGCTTTGCGGAAACTTTCCAACTTTCCCGTTTCGTATATTCATTTGGATCTTCAAAGCCGAATTGGCTCATATCAAGACTGATGTCATCCATCTCTGCCGCCAACAGGTCGTTCAGCCACAGGGAATCTTCCCCGGCTTTGTTGTCTGCCAGCCGGTATGCCTTCGCCTGTTCCGGCGTCAGGTTCCTTGCGTAGATGACCGGGACTGTCGGAAGCCCCAGCTTCTTCGCTGCCCGGTAGCGCGTATGGCCGGCAAGGATGATGCCGTGGTCGTCACAGACGATAGGCTGGAGGAAACCGAACTCCCGGATGCTCTCCGCCACCTTGTCCACCGATTTGGTGTTGTCCCTGGGATTGTTCCCATACGGATGTATCGTCCCTATTGGCACCTGTTGCATCTGCTGTGCCATGTATGTACCTCACTATGTTCTTTATGCAGCAACCGCTGCAGCCCTTTTTCGGCGCCGGCCACATCCCCATGGACGGCCTGGCCTTTCAGCGTCCGGTACTGCTGCGGTGTCAGGAACCGCCTGCACAGCTTCAGTTCCCGTAACAGTTCATACAGGTTCATCCCATCCGCCCCTTCCTCGCCATGAGCAGTTTTTCCATCAAATCGTCCTGTGGACTTTCACCAGCGTACTCGCTGGCACAGTTTTCCTTGACAATCAGGAAAACCTCCATCCACAGCCGGTTGGTCTGCGACATATAGTCCTGCGCCATAGCCACATATGGGCTCCGTTGGGCATTCCCGGTCGTGGGATGTTTGGCCAGGAAACCATACTCCGTCACCATTTCCTCACACTGAATCCAACGCGCCGCAGACATGGCATAGCGTTCCAACAATTGTGGGGAAACTAAAGAGGAGCAGCCCCTTTCATGGAGCCACTCCCACGTTTTTTCGAATATTTCCGCCGCCTGCAGCGGTTTTCCGTCTTTCTGTATTGCCGACAACATTTCGGATGGCTTCGGCATTTCCTGCCCCTCCAGCTTACCAGCGTCATCGTTAAAACTGATAACCGTAATCGGCCTTTTGCCCGGATTGCCCTCCGCGATTTTGTCCGCCAGCGGCTTTTTCTTCGCCCCGGCGCCGAGCCGAGCGCCGCCCCGGTTCGTTCCGTCCTTCGCCATTTTTATCTATCTCCTGTTCCGGGGCCTATTACCCCGTTTGAAAACGCGTTTTTGTTTACGCGACCCCCCGCCCGGTGTAGCGAACAGGCCTCACAGAGATTTAACGCCCCCCTGGGCGCGTTTAAATCGACCGTCCCATACCCGGGTAAGGCCCCGCCTTCATTCCTGCCTTAACGATTGTGGTGCAAACCGGTCGCCATCCCTGACACTGATGCGGGAATGGCATGGCTTGCACAGAGGCATCAAGTTCGACTCGTCATGCGTCCCGCCGCGCCGCAGCGGCAGGATGTGATGCACTTCCGTCGCTTTGGTCAGCCGGCCTTCCTTACGGCACTGCTCACACAGCGGGTGCGCCGCAAGGAACCGGGCGCGTATCCGTTTCCATTCACTGCTTGCGTACAGTTTTCGTGCAGCCTTATCGCGGCTGTACCGATCGTACTGCCGGTTTGCTAACTTTTTATGCTCTTCACAGTAGCGTTCCTCAGTCAGGTTCGGGCAACCAGGGTAGCTGCACGGTCTTTTAGGCTTCCTTGGCAATGCCATCACCTCCGAATGTTGTTTACAACGTGGCACGTTATCCGATGTTGTACCGAACTCCGCCATGTTGTTTTTAACATCTAATGTTGTCCGATGTTGTACCGTAATCTGCCTATGTCATCTACAACGTAGCACGTTGTCGGATGTTGTGCCGTAATTTACCCATGTTGTTTACAAGATGTCAGCTCATCCGATGTCATACCTGCTTATGCCCAGCTTGTGGTAACATCGGCACGTTTTCGGGCATAGAAAAAGCCCACGGAAGATACCCTCTCCCGCGGGCTGTCAGTATTTTCGTTATTTTCCACCTTAACTATATCACAGGTCAATAGTGCAATTCTACTACAAAGTGTGCAGACTTTTAAAAATTTTTTACGTTGTTTTCAACATAGCATATTAACTGATGTTGCGCCGATTTTAGCCGTGTTATTTTCAACGTGGTATGTTGTTCTATGTTGCCCGGTGTTAGACCACGTTTCGGCTGTTCTTCCCAACTTAGTGCCAAATTTGGCAGCTTAGCCAGAAATCCCTGCCTTACTGCCGATTTTTCCTACTTAGTCCAAAAATCCGACCTTACTGCCAAATGTGACTGCTTAGCCAGAACTTCACTACTTAGTTCGGTTTTTGCCTGCTTAGCCGGAATATCTGTACTTAGTCCGATATCTGGCAACTTAGTCAGATATTCCCATCTTAGTCCAGCTTTTCCCTGCTTAGCCAGAAATTTCAGCCTTAGTGCCAATTTGGGCATCTTAGCTGGGATTTCCCGCCTTAGTCCGGTATTTCCTTGCTTAGTCATATTCTCCTGTATTCTTCAACATTTTAAGCAGAATTCTTCCAGATTATCCACAGATTTCGCCTGTTATTTGCACATTTCAGTGCCAATTCTTCCAGATTAATCGTACATTCCCACCTTAATGACAAATACGGCAGCTTAGTCCGGGTTTCCGTCCTTAGTTGATGATTTGGCAGCTTAGTGGCATATTCTGACCTTAGCTCGGATTTTTCCTGCTTTCTGGCAAATATTCACCTTAGTTCAAATTTTGGCTGCTTAGTGGGTCATTTCCATCTTAGTTCAGATTTTGGTTACTTAGTAGCCAATAGCCATCTTAGTACCGATTATGCCTGCCTAGTTGCGAAATCTCATCTTAGTTTGATTTTTTGCATCTTAGTCACAAATTTCCCGCTTAGTACGGTTTTGGCTGCTCTACCGCAGATTATCCACCTTAATCATTGTGTGTCATCGTCTGACAAGGTCCGTTTTTCTCAAAAACCGCCTTATTTTGCAAATCATTGTGTGACATTGTTACAACTACCCGGAATTCAGTCAAAACCAGTATATCATTGTGTGGATATAGTACTGGTTACCAAAAATCTGCCCAGTAATCCTCATATCATCTACCAGCAGAGTCGATAAATTCCCCTGAAATCGCCTGGTTCTGCATATCATAATGTGATAATGTGTGACACCGTCACAATGTCCCAGAAAGAAGTCAATTCCTGCGTCCCATCGTCTGATACCGTCACAACTTCCGTAAAAATAGCCATTCCCTGTGTTCCGTTGTGTGATGCAACACATCCATTATAACAGCAAAAGCGCCCACCGCATTTCTGCGATGGGCGTAGCATCAACTATTATTTTTTCGCTTTTTTAGCGGCTTTCTTTTTGGGTTTTACATTGACAGCATCTTTAAAGAACTTGCCTGCTTTAAAGGCGGGAACGGTAGCGGCTGCGATTTTGATAGGTTTTCCAGTCTGCGGATTCTTGCCAGTACGTGCAGCGCGTTCACGGGCTTCGAAGGTACCAAAACCGATCAACTGCACTTTGCCTTTTTTGGCAACTTCTGCAATGGTCACTTCAACGAGGGCCTTCAGAGCTTTTTCTACGCTGGCCTGGGTCATTTCGGTTTTTGCGGCAACTGCTGCTACGAGTTCTTTTTTGTTCATGATGAACGCTCCTTTATTAAAATATTTGTGCGAGTGCATCAGCACTGGATTCATAAATATAATATCAGGATTCATCAGGGTTTGCAAGGATTAAAATGTAATTTAGTGAGAGAAACAGGAAGTTGTCAGTCCAAAGTAAGGAAATTGAAACTGGTATTATTTCTTATACTATTTTTTCATAATTCTGAAGCGGCAATGCTCCGCTCCATTCAAGATGGTTTCCATGATATCCACTTCAAATTCACTGTCTGGCTCCAGATGGCTGAGGATATATAGAATGCTCTGCCTGCTGCAATTACAGTGATCCGGATCTGTGATTTGTCCGGACAGAACTTTTGGACAGGTGCATTTTTCATAGCCTAGCTCGTATACACGGCCGGGCACTATCACTTTTCCGAAGTATCCGTTTCCATTCATAGCCTCGCCGTAAATTCTGTCCATATCACCGTTGCAGGACCGATAGAGTTCCATTTGTGCAGGGAGAACACGGTCTTGCACACAGGCCACTGCCTGTTCATAGTATTTATCATTCATTTGATTGCTCTCCTTCATGTTGAATGCCGGAATTTGCATCCTTTCTCAATTTCACCGTTCATTACTTTTCATCCAAGTTAAAACCAATCAGTCTCTCCCCGCAACAGCATTGATGTGCCGGCCGTTCCACCGACAGGCTGACACCGGAAATGCAGGAAGGCAGCGCATCGTAGCCAGTATGTACCATCCAGTACTTCTTTCCGCCTTCCGTAAAGGCAACGGCATACGAGGAGTTCCCCGCATGGTTCTGCAGATACACATCAGCACCTGTCCGGTCATTCTCAAACTCTTTCTTTTTATCGAAATACACGTCTGCGGCTATAGCTTCCACTACAGATACAGGCAAGCAGCCGGTATGACCGGACGGGAACTTCTCCGCCAGGTCAGCCTTTACCGATGCACGGACGAAATCACAAATTGCACTTTCTCCTGTTTCATAAGGATACACCGTCTTTACCGTCTCGTGGACCCTGCTTTCATCATCCTGCATGACATTGCTCCTCATTCATTATTGCTCAAATCAACTTTTTCAAAACGCCATTTCTGTTTTACATCCGGATACTTTTCGTGATCCACTTCGCTCATAAACATATCCAGCGGACGTACGCAGTCGGAATAATCACCATAAAGATGTTTATAAACCACATGGGGTTCACCAGTCTCCGAATGTTTCGCAATGGTGATGATAAGGTACAGTTTCCCTTTAAAATGACGATACACTTCATTTGATTTTGGAATAGGTCGTTCCATTTGTATTTCAGCGTCCTTTTACTTTTTTATAATCTCCACCACTTCGCCGATAAACATCCGATGCGGTTCTTCTTCCGTGTAAAATCTTTCAACGGCGTCTTCCGGCATATTCTCCCGCACCAGATCCTGCCAGTAAATCTTCCGGCAGATGATGGTCACTTCCGCCTCTTCGTAAGTGACGACCTGCCCGATTGGCTTGACGGTCAGCCCCGCCACCTCATCCTTGTTTATGTCCCTGCCGGATTTGGTTCCCATGACGGCCATCGCTTTCCTGCATTCTTCCGGATAAAAGCTGACGGTAAAATAGTCGTTGTCGTTCATAAAGCCATACGTGTAACGACAGGGTTTCACATAGACCGTCACCACCGGTTTACTCCAAAGCGTCCCCATGCCGCCCCAGCTGATGGTCATGGTGTTATGCTTTTCTTTCGTCCCGGCGCAAAGCAACGCCCATTTCTTGTCGAACTGCGCAAAAATATCTGTTGTGAAATTCGCCATTAAACCTGCCTCCTAAAGTGTTTGATTATAATACTTCTATTCCCTCAATACCATCATCGGTAACTGTAAAACGACGAAGTATGTTCTTATTTGTTTTAAAACGAATCTTTGCCGACTGTTTTCCATCATAATTTTCAAAACCTTCAACTACGCCATATCCATATTTTGGATGGTAGACTTTGATTGCTGCTGTAGATTTCGTATTCTTCGCATTTAATGGTTCTAAATAGCTAATATTACGTGGCAACCCACCAACACCTATTGGCCGTACCATAATTTATCCTCCTAAATTGTTTAAAACACTGAGTTAAGACTTTCCTATCACGCTATTTCGTTTTTTGTTCCTACTCCACCGCCGGTACTCCAACACAACACAGAAATACAGGAACACTACTGCAGCAGCAAATGCCACCAGGAACGAAAGCTCGTCCAAGTCCATAAAGACGGTGGCCGCCTGCATCAGAACATCATTCCTGTCAGAGAACTCGTAAATATAAATCTGTCCAGCCATCCCAGCCAGCATACCAATCATCCCGGCGGCAAGGCAAATCCTGCAATAACGCAATACACGGAACATAATCATTCTCCTGTCTCTATAATGTTATTATACCAAAAAAAGAGGTGACCATTCCAGTCACCCCTAACTAATTATTGATTTGCCTGAATCTATACGTTCAGTTCAACGGCCACTATTCCGAACCCGACTGCGGATTCTTCGACAAGGTACTGTACCATAGCTTCTCCTTCACGCAGGGCGATCAGTTCCTTGCAACGGGCGATTGCTTTGGCCTTGTTGCTGTTCAGTTCGTTAATATAGGCCTCCGCATCAGTGGCTTTTTGAAAAGCACAGTCAATGAGAGTCTGGGTAAGATTAAATTCACAATTGACAATATATATTTCCATAATTATAAATTCCTCTCTTCCTTCATGCATCAGCTGACTCGCAACTTCGCTTCGGCCTTCGCAGTCATATCACACCGATTGTTCCATCTGTTTTTGGCATGGCCTTTCACCCACTGAACCCGCAACGGCAGCTTATGGGAGACTTTCCAGATTTTCTTCCAAAGTTTCCAGTATTTTACCCGCCCGCCGTTCTTCAGTTTATAGCCGCACTCGTGCCAGCCTGTCAGCTTGCTGTTGAACGCGTTCACTACTTCCATACAGTCGCTGAACAGTGCGATTTTTCCGTCCGTCCTGTACTTCTTCAGCCTTTTAAGCGCCTTATATATCGCAACCATCTCCATGTACGCAGGTTCCCTCGGATACTCCTTATGGCCGGAAATCATTACTTCCGTCTCGTTCATGGACCGGAAAACCAACAGCGCCGCATAGCCTCCGACCATCCGTTCCTTGTCATCGCCGTCAGGCATGGGCATGACCGAACCGTCTGTGAATATCACCGTAGATGCCCATTGCGGAAGCTGCATCTGCGGGTTGTGATATGGTTTGGCCGGCACGGTGTTCTTTCGGATCACCGGCAAATTGGAAGGTTTCTTTTCTTCCACAACCCCGCTCACTACGGTGGCTTCTTCCGCGGCCGGATCCATTGCCGCCCGTTCAGCGGCTTCCTGTGCCCTCGCCCTGTCCGTAATGGACTGCCAAAGGTTCTGGTGAACGGTAATCAGGTTTTCGGCGCAATACTTTTGTGCCGCCGGGATCTCTTCCGGGGCCTCGAAACGCTTAATCACCGCCTCCTGATAAGACGCTGATACCTGCCTCGCCAGCTTTTCATTTTTATATAACCCTTCCATGGGGCATTTAGATACTATAAAAAACTCAACCATGATAACTCCCTCTGTCTGATTCTTGTGCTGCGTCCACGGGCCGTTAAAAAACAATGTCCGGGCAGGCGCCGCTGCCCGGACTGAATGTGTGCCAAGTAAAATTAACGACCCTGAAATACGCATAACAACAGGTCTTATTATAGCAGGATTGCCGGTAAATGCAAGGCTTTTCACTCAGTTTCACTTTCCAGGTACCGGATTGCCCTGTCGTGGAAATTATGCACCCGGCGCAGCGAATACCCCATGGTATCAGCAACCTCCTGCCATTTAAGCAGGCGGACGTATCGCAGGTTCAGTACGGTACGGCCCTCCATATCCGGCAGGGATTCTATGATCTGCCGTATCGCAATCTTCAGGTCTACCAGTTGGTCGATGTCCGAATTGATCTCATTTTGCAGGTCTATAATCTTGCAAATAATCCCTTCCCTCTTGTGCACATCCCGGCTCCCGTCCACCATATCACTCTGGTATGTAGTCGTAACTTTTTCCGCCATGGCCTTAAGGGAATACAGTTCCTCCAGCTTGCTGTTGATTTGCACGTCGATATGGCGCGCCTGGGATAAAAATCCTACCGCGTTCTGCATCTGCCCGCATCCTCCTTCCGTAACTGCTCCACCACCGCCACCGGGTCCAGGTCTGTAATATCGCCAAAGTTCCCGTGCAGTATCCAGTCGACGATTTCCGCCTTTTCCGGATTGGTTTCCTCCGTTCCGG